TAGCTTAACAGTCTAGCAAGACGCAACACTGATTCTCTGCGTTCTGCTAATTCTATAAAATTTTCTCTGGCATTCAAGTCAATTCTGAATGCAATGTTTTGTCCCAAGAAAGCAATCAAATCAATCAAGGCCAGATATTCACTGCTTTCCAAATAATCATTGAAATCTTCAGGATAGTTCTGACGCAGATAATTGATCATGGATCTGCGTAGATTGTCAAAATCATAACTTTTGAAATCGGCATTTCTGAAGCTCTGATAGACTTTTTTCCAGTCCTCTGCCAGCAATAATTTGTTCAATCTATCTGTGGATGACATAAGTTCTCATTGGTTAAACTTATTTATTATGTTTGATTAAATGCTCAGTTAATTCTAGTTGATTAAACCATTACTTTCATCAAACTTTAGACGCATGTTTTCAGAAATATTGTAGGGAAGATAGGTAAGATCACATTCTATTTGAATTCCACTCTCATAAGTGTCCACTGTGACTGAATTGACCTGCACTCTAGGGTCATAATTGACAATTTCTGTGACATTTTGTATGATGGCTTGCTTCATGTCTTCTGTGAGTGGTTCAAACAGTGCGTCCCATATGATGGTACCAAATTCAGGATTTTCTAATTTTTCTCCCTGACGGATGTGAAAATGATTCAACAGATCCTGTTTGATCAGTGCTATGTCATACAGATTAAAACTGTTGGCATCAGGATTTGTTGTGCTGACACCTCTGTAGGCTCTAGGTCCCACAGGTGCCGAGGGTGTTTTGTTGGCTCGTACTGTGATGTCTTTGTATAATTTTTTCTCTTGTGTGCTCATATGAATATTTATTCGTTAATTTTTTGTAAAAGTGTCCTTTATTTGAGTTAAAGAGGAATCGATGATGTTATCAGGATTTTCTCTGTCTGTTAAATCACTACTAACATTGTTGGGATTTAAGTTTTCATGCTGTGGCCAAGGTTCATGCTGTGGCACTCTTTTCATAATGCTTTCTGTTTCAGGCAGAACAAAAGTTGTCAAATTGCTCACGCTGATAGCACTGGTAGCACTGGTGCTGCCACTTCTAGAGGAAGGTGTGGCGTGATCTGTTTTGCCATCAGCTTTAACTGTGTGACTATCACCGCCCAAAGTGAAAAAATAATCTGTTCCAATGTTTTCGTGCAATTGATTGCCCACTGTGATATAACCATTGCTGTTGGCTTTCAACGATAATTCAGTACTTTCAATATTTGTATTCAAAGCAGATTTAATATTCACATTGCGACCTGCTTCTATGTTCACATCTCTGTCTGCTTTAAAGTTAAAATCTGTTTCTGTGTGAAAACTGATGCTGTCTTTGGCATACACATCTATTTTGCCATTGGCAGTTAATTCCACCCAAGTGGTGCCTTTTGAGTTGCCAATGTAGATCAAATCTTCTGAATTGTGCAGCAATATTTGATGACCTGTTCTGGTTCTGATACGCACCAGTTCATTGTGAGGTATGGTTTCATCGCCTTCCAACTCAAACAACTCTCTGCTCACATATTCTGAAGGACCTTCAGCTGCAGATGTTTTGCGCAAAAATTTATCGTCACCATCATCCATCACAAAACTGCTGCCGCCCAATCTAGAATAATATCTACCGCCTTTGCCTCGGGCATTGCCCTGTTTGTCCACAGGTCCTGGAGTGCTGATACCAAACACACTGCTGGGCACTTCTCGTCTGGCACTGCTGGTGGTTATTCCTCTGATTTCATCTTCCAATAATCCTTGACTGTTCAGTATGTCCACAAATCGTTGGTTGATGGGTTTTAAGTTTTTAGTACTGTCAGTTAAATTTCTAGTGTTGTCAATTAATTTTTTATTGTATTCTCCCACAGGTAATTTTTTTCCTCGTAATGTTGGATCATCGTTGACATCAGTGAATGAAGTTGCAGCTCTACCATCTGGCAGCATAAAATTTTGATTTTCTGCCTGCACACAACCAAACCAATAGCCCTTGTTGATGTTGCCTTCTACAAATATCACCAACACTTTAACGCCCACATCAGGTGGCACAAACCACATACCATAACTTTGTTGGCTGTCTTGATAGCCACGATTCATTGTGACTCCATCATAGGAAGTGATACCATAGAAAGGACTGCAGTATTTCACATTCACTCTTTGTCCCACTTCAAAAGGATCATTGCCACTCACACTGGCTTTGAGCAGTTCCACTTCCAGCGTGCCGGAATATTTGGTGTCCAGATGACTGGTCACTATGGCTTCATATGGGCCAGGATCTTTGACCATTTGGTCTCTGGTTGAATCTCTTTTTTGTGTACCTCTAAACATTATGCTCCTGTGTATTCATAAATTTTAAAACTCTGGAGTAAATCCATCAGATTCTTTTCCAAAATCAGTTGCTGGTCCCAATGATTTGTTGTCTTTTTCTGGTTTTTTCTTAACTTCTTGATTTTGTAATCTTATACATTGTAATTCTTGTTTGAACACAGCACCTTGAAAAATATTATTGACCATGTTCACTTTATATATACCACTGAAAGCAGGCACTGGTATGAATCTTTCTGCTTGCTGAGCAGTGTCTCTAAACATGGTTTCACCATTGCTGCCATAATCAATGGGTGTTCTAAAATTAATAGCAATATAAACTCCTGAATAAGTGCCTTCCATGGCTCCATCTTTGTTTATAAATTTGGATGGTTTGCCATTGGCATCGGGTTTGATGGATGCATAATAATTGCCCATACCGCTGTCTGCTATGTAATAAGGATCACCCAGAATGGTCAAATTCACTGTGATTAAATCTGCATTGCTGTGTATGATTGCTTCATTGAATTCCAAAGCCAATCTTTGTTCATCTGACAAACCGCTGATAGCTTCATATAGATTGAATTGTCTACGCACCACTCCCATGGTAGATGTGCCTGATCCGGTGTTTGAATCTGCTGTGTCTCCTGGTGTGTCGTCCGAACTATTGTTGCCATCTTTGGAATCTCTGTCTTTGTCATCTGGTCTACTTTTGGATTTGGCTTGATCTGAGGGTAATATTGCAAGAAAAGCAAAATTGTATTTCAGTTGAAAATCCAATACATCAAGATTTTTTCCTGTGTAAAGATAATCATATTCTTTCACAATCTGTGATTCTATATCTTTGGTTTCTGTTTTTACATTGGGTTTGGCAAATGATGATTCATGCACATCATAAGGTATCACATCATACACAAAAAGATAAGGATTTCTTCCATACTTTTGCATGATGTCGTCGTCTTTGATTATGAAAGTTCTGGTGGATATTCTAAACCATTTTTTAAATGTTCCACTGTTGTCGTTCAAAGATTTAGCAGCATATTCGCTGAAAGTTATCACTGTGGTTATGATATTTTCAATATTGCTGCCTTGTTTGAAACTTAATTTTCTAAGGTTTAAATCTTTGCCTATTTGAGCAGTGTCTATAACTTTGCTGTTTTTGTCATATCCAAGATTTTGAGCCACATTTTCCACTTGTGAAGAACTGACTAAAAGTTTGACTCCGCCTATGGCATTCAATGAGTCTTTGTTTTGTTTGTAAGACAGTCCTTTGGGAGTGCTGTTAACATCTGTGTTGGTGCCCACTAATATTTTGCGTTGTTCATTAGGTGTGATTTTGCCTGCTGTTGCTGCATCACTGCTGGGTGTGATTGTGTTTTGTCTGTTTTGCAATGCTTCTGGTGTGGGAAAATTTATAATGTAATCATCTATTTTGTGTTTTCTTTGGTCTTTGTCTTGATTGCTTTTATCTTTGATTTGATTCAGTTGATCTTGCAAACTTACCTGCAACATTTCTTGCACTGTGCTGCCTTTCAGTGTGATATCTGTGTTGATGGACTGTATAACTCCATCCAAAGCAAATTCATTCCATGCAGTGGCTTGACAAGCATAGGTGGATCCTGCTTGGTTGGCTTCAAAATCTATTTGAACGATTTTGATAGGTATTATTCTTTTGGATCCTTCCACATTATAAATTTTGCCTGTTTCATCATACCCTTTGAATTCCATCATCAAACAATAAGGAGCAGTGGTATGATTTTTGTGACCGCAAGAAGCTGCCACAGTTCTTAAAGTTTCTATGAATGTGCCCAAACTGTAGGGTTCTATCACAGTAAAATTTATTTTGTAAGCATTGGTGTGTTTGGTTTTTGGATTGGGTGATATCACTGTGTTTATATCCACATCTGTGATGAAAAATTCTCTGGCAGCTGTGCCTGAGTTGCTGCCATCCAATGGCTTATCATATTGAGTGGGAAATTTACTTGCGCTGGATCCACCGTTTCGCAATATAACTTTTTCAGGAGTCTTGATTCTTAAACTGTAGGGATTGTTGATTTCATCCACAGTCAAACAACTCAATGTGAAAATTGTGTTGAAACTGCTGAATTTGTGCAATACATTTTTTTGAACATTGGGACTGGTTTCTGCAGCCACATAGTAAGTGCCGCCATCTTCATCTCTTTGTTCCTTGTATGTTTTTCTTCCGTTGAAGTTTTGAATGGTGTTACCGCCAGCATCTTTGAATTGTACTGAGATGTTGTCATTATTTTTTATAATGGACATTTTATAATCCTAATAGTGATCTTAATTTAGGACCTTGAGGTAGATAAATTTTTAAATCAGCCACCAAATCATAGATGGGATCTTTCAATGCTTCAGGATTTCTTTGTGAGAATACCCACCAAAGTTTTGTGGATCCATACAAGTCATAGGCCAATAGATCTGGTCTGTGAGTGTATTGAACTTCCACTGTGTATAGAACATCGTCGCTGGTTTCGGGCACAGGTCTGATGCTTAACAATCCTAAATATTGTTCATTGACAGTTTCTGTGTTGTGCCAAGGACTCATAATGCTGTATGTGGCCATTAGATAAATCCTCCAGATTTTTTGATATATTCTCCATTTATAAAACTATCCATGTTGAATTGTGAAATGGTAGATCTTGAATATTGAGGCTGCACTGTCACTGTCAACAAACTTTGTGTGGGTGCCCATGCTGCTGTGTTGTATTGTTCTGTTTGACCTTCCAACTCAGGCACTTCCAAAGTGCAACTGATATAATCCACATCCGGAGGTAGATCAAATTGAAACTGAGTCACAATCACTGGAATATTTTTAAAAACAAAATCTCCATAGCCATTCAATAAAACCACTGGTGGTGGTGATCCAGCATCTGAACTTGATTCACCATATTTCATTTTGGTCACTGATCGCAAATAATGAACAGCTGCCACCCAGTATCTGGCTTCCAAAGCATTCTGCACAAAAAAATCAGCATTGATTGTGATCTGATCCACTGTGCTGTTGTTGTAAGCGTTCATGGTATAATTTGTGTGTACAGGATTGATAGGCGTGTAGGATGCGTTGTGACTCACAATGATGGAAGGTGTGTAGGGAAAACACAAACCTCCGGTTTTTGTCAAAGGTGCCATGGCTTCTCCCACAAAGTGTGAAGGCAAACTTAATTTCACTCTCCAATCTTTTTCTCCAGGTTTGGTGGCTGTGGTGGCCTGAGTGAGTGTTTTGGTTCCTGCAATGCCATCTTTTGGTAAAAATTTAGATCTGATGTTTGACACAAGATTGGCAGGATTGGTGAAAGCCTGCACTGAAGCAGCCGCTTTTCCAGCTATGTTGGCTGCAGTGCTGCCCACTCCACCCAAAAAATTGTTCACTGCTAGTGCTGGATCTATGTTGTCGTTTCTGTCTATTGGCATATGGTTATCTTTTCTCAAGTATTTATTGACAAAATTAACTGGGTAGTTTATACTGAAGGCTAATTATAAAGGAATTCGATGAAAAAAATCAACTACCTCAACAACAAAGATCTGTTGGAAGAAATACACAAATCCAAGAACAGCTATTGCAGTTACCTCAAAGATGAACATCACAGGTATGATGCTATTGTATCCTCATTGGAAAAGATCAATGTGAGAACCATTGCCGAAGCCAAAAGAGTCAGAGCCAAAAGACTATCAGTGGAAGAATTTGAAAGACGCAAAGCCATAGATCCCAAAGTGAAACTGTCTGAGTGTGAAGTGGACTATAAAAAAATTCAAAAGGAAGATTTGGTGTTCAGAGTGATGACCTATGATCACATACCCAATGAACCTGGACGCAAAAAAAATCCCAAGAGTTCAGCAGACTCCAAAGTTAAAGTAAACTTTCCTGCCTTCCAACACTGGAAGTTTGACAGCAAAGACAATCTTTCATGTGTGGGCAAAAGTCATTGGGAAGGTGGCTTGCACAATGGCAAGTTCACTAAAGTAAGTGGTAAACCCACTGCCAAGTTGGCCATGATGTGGATGAAACTGTGTGAACGTTATGCCACCCGAGGCAATGTGAGAGGTTACACCTACAATGACGAGATGCAAGGACAGGCCATACTGCAGCTGACTCAGATTGGATTGCAATTTGATGAATCAAAGTCCAACAATCCATTTGCTTACTACACAGCAGCAGTGACCAATTCTTTTGTGAGAATCATCAACATTGAAAAAAGAAATCAAAATATCAGAGATGATATTATGGAAATGAATGATATGATGCCTAGTTTTACCAGACAGAACAAAGAGTCATACGACAAAGCCATTGATAGAGAATTTAAAAAGAAATCCTAAAAGATTGACTTATTTTGGTTTTTGCCTTACAATATCAATTTAAAGGAAGATATTTGAATGTTTAAAAAAGCAGCAGTGTTCACTGACATACACTTTGGTTTAAAAAGCAACAGTGTGATACACAATCAAGACTGTGAAGAATTTGTGGATTGGTTTATTGATCAAGCCAAACAAAACAATTGCGAAACAGGCATATTCTGTGGCGATTGGCATCACAATAGAAATTCATTAAACTTGATGACCATGGATGTTTCTATCAAATGTTTGGAAAAACTGGGCAAAGCATTTGAAAAGTTTTATTTCTTTCCTGGTAATCACGATTTATATTACAAAGACAAACGAGATATTCATTCAGTGGAGTTTGCTAGATTTATTCCAGGCATCACTGTGGTCACAGAGACCACCACCATAGATGATGTTACTTTGGTGCCTTGGTTGGTGGGTGATGAATACAAACAAATTAAAAAAATCAAAAGTAGATACATGTTTGGTCATTTTGAATTACCACACTTCTTAATGAATGCCATGATAGAGATGCCAGACACTGGATTGATACAGACTGGTGACTTTGTGGGTCAAGAATATGTGTTCACAGGACATTTTCACAAACGTCAAACAGCAAAAAATATACATTACATAGGCAATCCCATGCCACACAACTATGCTGATGTGAATGATGATCAACGAGGCATGATGATTATGGAACATGGTGGCACTCCCAGATATATCAACTGGTTCAATTGTCCCAGATATCTAAAAGTTAATCTCGGCGAGCTATTGAATGATGCCAAAAATATTATCAAACCCAAAATGCATTTGCAAGTTACACTGGACATAGACATTAGCTATGAAGAAGCCAGTTTTATCAAAGAAACTTTTATAAAAGATTACAACTGCAGAGAGATTGTATTAATTCCAGGCAAAAAAGACGATGAAATGACCAGCACATTGGACATTACTCGTTTTGAATCTGTGGATGAAATAGTCAGCAAAGAAATCAATGCCATAGAATCAGACAGTTACAACAAAAATACACTGCTGGAAATTTACAGAGATCTACAATGATAAAAATTAAGAGTCTCACAGTTAAAAATTTCATGAGTGTGGGCAATCAAACCCAAGGAGTGGATTTTGACAATCAAAGACTCACACTGGTGTTGGGAGAGAATTTGGATCAAGGTGGAGATGATGCTGGCAGCAGAAACGGCACTGGTAAAACCACATTGATCAATGCATTGAGCTATGGTTTGTTTGGTGAAGCACTCACAAAAATACGCAGAGAAAATTTAGTCAACAAGACCAACAACAAAAACATGTTGGTCACATTAACTTTTGAGAAAGATGGTATAAAATATCGTATTGAAAGGGGCAGACGTCCCAATACACTGAGATACTTTATCAATGACAGTGAACAAGAGATCACTGATGAGAGCCAAGGAGACAGTCGTATGACACAGGCTGCTATCAATCACATGTTGGGATTATCACATTCCATGTTCAAACACATATTGGCATTGAACACTTACACTGAACCGTTTTTAAGCATGAGTGCCAGCGATCAGAAAGATATCATTGAACAATTGCTGGGTATCACACTGCTGAGCGAGAAAGCAGAATTGCTCAAAGACAAGATCAGAGTCAGCAAAGAAGACACAGCCATGGAGAATGCTCGTTTGGAAGGTCTAAAGATGAGCAATGAGAAGATCAAAGAGACCATCAATTCATTGAGCAACAAAGAAAAAATTTGGAACACACAAAAAAATTTAGACGTTGAAAAACTTAAAAAGTCCATCACAGAGTTGGAAGCAGTTAACATTGAACAAGAACTGGTGTCGCATCAACAGTTGGAAGAATGGACCAAATTCAATAATGAACTAAAACAATTACAAAAGGACAAGAGCAGTTTGGAAATAACACTGTTGCAATCAGACAAAACAGTCAAAAAAGTAGGACAGGATTTGGATAATTTGCATGACAACTCTTCTTGTTATGCATGTGGTCAGGAATTGCACAACGATAAATTTTGTGAAATACAATTGAAACTGGAAGAAGAGTATGGTGATGCTGTGAATTACAACATGAGCATTGTGGATGAAATTGCTGTGATAGAAGAAGCAGTCAAATTGCTGGGCGCACAAGCACAACGTCCTGATACATTTTACGACACCATCAAAGAAGCCTATGAACACAGACAGTATTTGGAAACCTACAAGACCACATTGAAAAACAAAGAATTGGAACAGAATCCTTATGTGGATCAAATCACAGAGCTGAGCACAGAAGCACTGCAAGAATTGGATTGGAGTGAAGTGAATCGTTTGCAAACACTCAAAGACCATCAAGAATTTTTATTAAAACTGTTGACCAACAAGGACAGTTTCATAAGAAAGAAGATCATAGATCAAAATTTGGCATTCTTAAACAACAGATTAACACACTATCTCACAGCACTGGGCTTGCCACACACAGTCATATTCAAAAACGATTTGAGTGTGGAAATCACTCTATTGGGTCAGGATTTGGACTTTGATAATTTGAGCAGAGGTGAACGTAATAGATTGATATTGGGATTGAGCTTTGCTTTCCGCGATGTTTGGGAGAGTTTGTATCAGGATATCAACCTGTTGTTCATAGATGAATTGATAGATTCTGGTTTGGACACAGCAGGTGTGGAATCATCCTTGGCCATATTGAAACGCATGAGCAGGGAACGAGGCAAGAGCATATATCTAATCAGTCACAAAGACGAATTAATGGGCAGAGTAAACAACACATTGAAAGTGATCAAAGAAAATGGATTCACTTCCTACAGCAATGCTGTGGAAGTGCATGAAATTTAAAAGGATTTATGGACGACACACACGATCAGTTGACCAAGGCCTACATGAACTATTTCAAATACAATGAAAAGTTTGCCAAAAGACCCAGCCGTCAGAGCAAAATACATTCACGCAAATGGTTG